CTATCTCGAATGGGTTCTAATAGGGATAAGGCAGATGCTATTATTCAATTATTAGGCAAACTACCAGGAATGAGTATTGCAGATGTAAGACGTTCAGTATCAAATAAATTTAGAACAAAAGATTAAAACTTATGGCTAAGTTACAAAATATGAAAGCAGTCAGGGAAATGCTGGCTGGTGAGCATCGTTTTCAACGTAAAACAACTGTAGGATACGAGGGAAAGAAAGATACTGCTATTCGAAAAGTTGGAGATATTTGGGATGAAACTCTACCTAATGGAGATGTTGTTGAATGGGAACAGAAGCAAGGCTACAGAGTTAAGAGAAGAAAAATTACTAAGATATTAGATAAGGTTAGGGAAGAGTTGAACTCTTACCCTAACTGTTATGATACTTGTGAAAAGAAGAAAACTGCAAAGTACACTCAACATGATAAAAAGATTAGAGATGTACACGGTATGTGTTTAGACTGTTTAGCCAAATATGAGACTTATCTTAAAGCAAATGGAGAATTTGAGGAGTACGAGAGACAAAGGCATTTAGAATCTGCCAAGGCATTCTTTAAAGATGCTGAAGTGGAAAAAGAAGTCATTAAGAAGGCTTTAGAAACAATAGAATATGTTGAAGAAGATGGAAGTAAAGAAGTTTGGAAATCTGAAAACAAACAAGCTCTTTTGGATAAGATAGATAGAGATTTTGAGAAATTAAAGAGTGATATATTAACTCCTTTAGAAAAACCAAAAAATGGATAAATTTAATCTAATAATAGAATTTTTTAAGAAACCTGAAACTTATTACTATATAGGTGGAGGTCTAATTCTATTACTATTACTTTATTTCATATTTAAAAAGAAATCCTCTACAGGAACATCTACTTTAGATAGCCTTATTAAGAATTTTCTATCTATAGTAATTGTTAGCGTATTGACTCTTCAAATATTTTTGGCAAGAAGAACTAAATCTTACGATAATAAATTAAAAAAGAACGTAAAAGATTTGGAAGATGAGTCTAAAGATTTAGATAAAATAAAGTATGATATAGAGAATAAGATAGGTAACAAAGAGTCAAAGATAGAAAAGATACAAGATAAAATAAAAGAAATAGAAAAACTAAAAGATGATATCTCTAAAGAAACTAAAACTTCAGAGAATGACATATCAAAAATTTCTAAAAAATTAAAAAATTTATAGTATGAAAAGGTTAGTTATTTCCATAGTAATACTACTTTTTGGTATTACACTTTACAGCCAATCTGATACAGTATTTACCACAGATGAAATACTAAGGATAAACAACTATATAGATTCACTACAGACAGAAGTAGATGTTCTAAATAGAAAGCAAGAGTTAAACCAAATGCTTATAGAGGAGTATAAGAAAGGTAATGAAGAATTATCTGATTTATTAAACTATAAAGAAAGATATATAAAAGTAAGAGAGGCTCAGTATAGTCTTATGGAAGAGAGTTTAGATAGTTATAGAGAATATATAAAAGCAAACAAGAGACCTTTTTGGGATAAACCTATAGTTTGGTTTATTGTGGGAGCTGGAACTATATACTTCTCTTCTACTATTGTAGCAAATATAAAGTAATGTCAGAAAATCAAACAAGGAAGAGGAGTCTAAAGGAGGTAATAGCAGATGAGTACAAAAGGTGTAGTGTTGACCCAGTACACTTTATGAAAAAGTATTGTCTTATACAACACCCTAAAAAAGGTAAAATACATTTTCATCTATTTTCTTTTCAAGAACAATGTCTTTTTGATTTTGAAGAGAATAGATTTGTTATAGTGAATAAGGGTAGGCAGTTAGGATTATCTACCTTAACAGCAGGATACATCCTATATAAGATGTTGTTTAATACTGATTTCAACGTATTAGTAATTGCAACAAAGCAAGAAGTTGCAAAAAACTTGGTAACAAAGGTTAGGGTAATGTATGAAAACTTACCTTCTTGGCTAAAAGGTAACACTTTAGAAGATAATAAACTTAGCCTTAGATTAAAGAACGGATCTCAAGTAAAAGCAGTTGCTGCTTCCGTAGACGCTGGTCGTTCTGAAGCATTGTCTTTATTAGTTGTGGATGAAGCTGCTCACATTGATATTATTGATGAGATTTGGACTGCTGCACAATCAACTCTTTCCACCGGTGGGTCTGCACTATTAATATCTTCTCCAAACGGAACAGGAAATTTATTTCATAAAAAATGGGTAGATGCTCAACAAGGTAAAGAATTCTTTTCTATAAGATTACCTTGGCATGTACATCCTGAAAGAGACCAATCTTGGCGAGATGCTCAAGATGATTTACTTGGTCCTAAAATGGCTGCACAAGAGAATGATTGTGACTTTATCACATCAGGACATACAGTAATAGATGGACCTATAATACAATGGTATAAAGAAACTCACGAGCAAGAACCTTTAGAGAGAAGAGGTTTTGATGCTAACTATTGGATATGGGAGTATCCATCTTACCAAAAAAACTATATTGTTTCTGCTGACGTAGCAAGGGGAGATGGAGAAGATGAGAGTGCTTTTGTAGTTATTGACGTAGAGAATGTAGTTCAAGTGGCTGAGTACAAAGGTTCTATCAGCACTAAAGATTATGGCAATATGTTGGTATCCGTAGCATCGGAATGGAACAATGCTTTATTAGTAATTGATAATAATGGGGTAGGTTGGGATACAGTACAGGTTGCTATAGACAGAGATTACAAGAATCTCTTCTATCATTATAAGAATGACCCTTATGTAGATTCAAGTAAACATTTAGCAAGGTCTTATGACTTACAAGATAGAAGTAAGATGACTCCAGGAGTATCTATAAATAGTAAGACAAGACCTGTAATGATTTCAAAGTTAGAAACTTATTTTAGAGAGAAATCTCCTATATGTAGAAGTAAAAGGTCTTTAGATGAGTTTAATACATTTATATGGAAGAATGGTAGAGCAGAGGCACAAAGAGGATATCACGATGATTTAACTATGTCTTGGGCAATGGCATTTTGGGTTAGAGATACTGCTTTAAAATTAAAACAACAAGGTATTGAGTTGCATAGAGCAACTCTTGATAATTTCAAGAGGTCTTTTTATTCTTCTTCTCCCAAAAATTCTGAAGCGTGGAGTCAAAAGTTACCTCACAATGAATCAGATACTCTAAATTGGTTATTATAATCAACAAATTGTTTTTCAATTATATTTAAATATAGGATAGTTATCTAATTTTTTTGGGAGATGACTAACAAAAATAAAAAAATAATTATATGGCTGAATCATCTGTTAGGTCAAGATTAACGAAACTGTTCTCTACACAAGTAATTGTAAGGAGAACTGGTAAAAATAAGATAAAGGTATACGATACTTCTAAATTACAATCCGTAGGTACAAGAGATAGTGCATATAGGGGAAGATATACAGGAGTACACACTTATAAATCTCACGGATACTATACTCCAAACACTTCCACTAATTTCTTTGCTACTAAATTAGAATTATACAGAGATTATGAAGCAATGGATGAAGACCCCATTTTAGCTTCAGCATTAGATATATATGCGGATGAATCTACTATGAGGTCTCCCGATGGGACTATATTGAATATTAATTCCCCAAACGATAAAGTAAAACAAATACTACATAATCTATTCTACGATATATTAAATATTGAATTTAACTTATGGGCGTGGGTAAGAAATGCTTGTAAGTATGGAGATTTCTATCTTGCTTTAGATTTAGATGAAGAGTTAGGGGTAGTAAATGTTATTCCTATGTCATCATATGATGTGCAAAGGATGGAAGGTATGGAGATAGTGCAGAATGGGATGAATCCAAGTATGAACATAGAAGATAGGGAAGTTGGAGTAGCTGGATACAATCCTTATGATGTTAAATTTAAGTATGAGCCTTTGACTAATAGGAATCCATTCCTAAAAGAAGAGTATGAGTATTATGAAGTTGCTCACTTTAGATTGCTTTCTGATACTAACTTCTTACCTTATGGTCGTTCTATGTTAGAACCTGCAAGACGAGAATTTAAAAGACTTGCTCTTATGGAGGATGCTATGATGATTCATAGAGTAATGAGAGCTCCTCAAAGAAGAGTTTATAAGATTGCAGTAGGAAATCTTTCTCCTCAAGAAATTGACCAATATATGAGGAAGATTATGGATGATACCAAGAAAATTCCTTATGTAGATGAGAAGACAGGGCAATATAATCTGAAGTTTAACCTTGAGAATATGCTTGAGGATATCTATATCCCTGTTAGGGGAGGAGATAGCCAAACTGAAATTGATACATTGGATGGATTAGACAATTCAGGGTTCATTGAGGATGTAGACTATATTAAGCAGAAAATGATGGCTGCATTAAAAATACCTAAAGCGTTTTTGGGTTATGATGAGAACCTGGAGGGTAAATGTATAAGTCCTGATACCCTAATACCTTTATTGAATGGAAAAACCAAATCAGTATTAGAATTAATAGAAGATTATGAGGCAGGTATAAAAAATTATGTATATTCTTTGGATGAAGGAACAAATAACATAGTTCCAGGAGAGATAGAATGGGCAGGATTCACAAGATTGAATACCAAGGTACTAAGAGTTCACTTAGACAATAAAAAATATATAGACTGTACACCTGATCATAGATTTTTATTAAGAAGTGGTATTTGGGTTGAAGCACAAGATTTAAAAAAGGATGATGCATTAATGCCTCTTTATTTCTCTAATGGTGGATACAAGAATAATTATACAAAAGTATATCACCCTTCCACGGGTACTTATGAGTTAGTACACCAACTTGTTGCTAAGTTTTATGGCAAGAAACAAGATGGAAAGGTAATACATCATATAGATTTCAACAGTAGAAACAATAATCCTAATAATTTAGATTGTTCTATGGATTTTTGGGAGCATAGGAAATTTCATTCAGAAAATGCAAAACTTATGCAAAAAAACCCAAATATGATAAGATATAATAAAAGTGAAGAGAAAAGATTACATTGTATAAAGGCTGGTAGATTGGGAGGAATAAAGTCAGCTCCTAAATTAGTGGAATGGGTAAAGAATAACGATCCTTGGAATAAGAAGGAAGATTTGTATAAGAATTGTTCTGTTTGTAACACAAAGTTTAAGGTGCATCATTATAGAGCTGATGATGCAAAAACTTGTTCTAAAAAGTGTTTTAAAGAACATTCAAGAAATATTAAATTAAATAGTATTTTATATAATGAAAAATATAGTAATATTTCTCTTAATCAATTAATAAATTTAGCAAATATTTCTACTTCCTTTAAAGATTTAGAAACTAAACTAAATATTGATAGAAATACTTTAAATAAAGTATTTAAGTATCATAATATTAATAAAATTGATTTTATATTCAATAATATGCCTTTAGCATTAGAGAATAAAAGTTTTATGCAAAATTATAGACAGTATGAATATGAATATAAAAATCATAAAGTAGCAGATATAGAATTTTTAAGTGAATGTATCGACACTTGTGACTTAACTATAAAAGATTACCATAATTTTGGAACAGATGCTGGTGTAATAATACATAACTCCGTTCTTGCAGCAGAAGATGTTAGATTTGCAAGAACAATAGAAAGAATCCAAAGTATTTTTGAATCTGAACTGTATAAGATAGCAGTTATACATTTGTTTTTACAAGGATATTCAGATGCATCTCTTATTGATTTCGAGTTAAGTTTAAATAATCCTTCTATAGTATACGAGAGACAAAGAGTTGAGGTTATGACAGAGAAAGTAAACTTGGCTACTGCTATGAAAGAATCTAAGTTATTCTCAAGAAAGTACATTTTTGAAAATATAATTAATATGAGTAGAGATGAGTGGACTAATGAAGAAGATTTGATTTTGAGAGACCAAGCCACTCAATGGAGAATGGATCAAATATCAAATGAAGGTAATGACCCAAACCAATCAGGTGAAGCAAAAGGAACTCCTCACGCTATAGCTCAAATGCACGTTTCTAAAGAGCCTGAAGTTAGTGATGGAGGGGAATTTGGGGAAGAGGGAGCAGAGTTTGGTAAGGAGGGAGGCAGACCTAAATCTTTAACAAAGTTTGGAACTGATAGGGATAAATCAAATGGAAGAGACCCTTTAGGGTTTAAAAGAACAATGTCAGATATAGGATTTTCATCTAAAGCAGAATCTATAGAAAATAAGAAACTTTTACAGCAATTAGAGGATAGTTTTGGTAAAAGAACCTTAAATGACATCTTGAAATCTTAATCATATATTTATATTAAATAATCATAGCATAAATGTCGAATAAATTTAAACATAAGAAAATCAAGAATACTGGTCTTCTTTATGAGCTACTCATAAGACAAATGACAAGTGATGTTCTTAAAGGAGATAATCCTATAAGTTTTAAATTTTTAAAGAAGTATTTTTATAAAGGATCTCCTTTAAGAGAAGAGTTGAATTTATATAATTCTTTGATTAAAGAGAAAGAGAAGAATTCTAATTATTCTATAGAGTTGATAGATGCTGCTATCAAGAGTAGAAATATAATTAATGAGCAAAAATTACAATCGGATAAGTATAATCTTATTAAGGATATACAAAAATATTTCGATAAAGATATATTCCTTAAAACCAAGATAGATAATTATAAGATTTATGCTTCTATCTATAATATATTTGAAAATAAAGAATCAGATAATCCTTCTTTGTTTTTAAAGAATAAACTTGTTATTGCAAATCATATTACAAACAATCCTGATGCTCCTATTGAGAAGCAAGAGTTGATG